GATACCGTGTTTCAAGCCCTACAAACAGGGCTTGTTTCATATACGGACTTAGCATTACACCTAAGCCTAGAGGATGCGTTAAACGTCATAGAGGTGGATTTAGTTGCTAAACACAATAAAGCAATTATAGAGGAGCTTAAATAGTGGCTCATATTGTAGATGCAATCATGGTAACGCTTGGGCTTGATACGTCAAAGTATACAGCTCAGGCTGAGAATGCCATTAAGACCGATACACGGCTCGAAAAAAGCCTAGATGGTGTCGAGAAGAAAGGCGGTGCGGTTTCCAAAAACTTTGAGGGGCTGGCTAATGCTGTAAAGGGTGCTGCTAAGGTTTTCGCGTCTTTGGCTGCTGCAACTGGTATCATCCGATTTTTGCAAAACGTAGCAGAAGAAACACGGCAAGCCAATGAGGAAATGCTAAAGCTTCAAGCCTCACTTGGTTTAACTGCTGAAAAAATCAATGGTATGCGTGGTGCAGGCGCTGCTTTAGGCGGTACTGCTGAGGGCATGACAAACTCAATGAAAGGCCTTAACAAAGGCATGAATGATTTTGTTGTGAAAGGCGATACATCCCTGCTTCCATTTATGAATCATCTTGGCGTTGCAATGGTAGACGGTCAAGGCAAGCTTCGTGATGTAGACAAAGTGATGCTTGATCTGGCTGATTCATTTTCAGAAATGAACAGTGAGCAAGCCTACGCACTCGGTCAAGACATGGGATTTGATGAAGGCACGATTGCAGCATTAATGCAAGGCCGTGATGCCATGAAAGAAATGTCAGACTATCACGCCAAAATGTACACATCATCAAAAGAGGAATTGGCGGCAAGTCGAGAGCTGTCCAAGAATCAAGCACAATTGTCTGCACATTGGGCAAGCATGAAATTGATGATCGGTAATGCGATTATCCCCCTACTTGTAAAACTAACCAATTTTGCTAAAGCATTCTTCGAGTTTTTACAGGATCACCAAAAGACCGTTAAGAATGTATTTGAAGCAATGGCATTTGTTTTGGGTGCTGTTCTTATTCCGCTGTTTGGCAAGGCGCTGATTGCTGCGCTGGCGTTTATTGCCCCATTCGCTCCGTTTATTTTAGTTGTCACTGCATTGGCTGCTGCATTCACTTTGCTTTATGACGACTACAAAGTTTGGGCTGAAGGTGGCCAATCGTTGTTTGATTGGGGTAAATTTTCCGACCTTATTGATGGTGCAAAACTTTCCGTTGAGAGTCTTACTAAAGGTTTTGGGGAGCTTGCCGACAAAGTAATGGCAGAAGTTATCCCAACACTCAAAGGCTATGCGTCAATCATTCAGAAGCTATTTAGCGGTGACTTTGCAGGAGCATCAGCAGAAGCTAAAGAAATGTTTGCTGAGTTTGGTTCGCGTGCTAAGGACGCTATTAGCCCTGCATGGAATAAAGCTGCTGACTTTATGTTGGGTGGTGCGTTTAAAATCGGTGGCTCTAGTGGTGGCGAATTGCAATCGCCTGCCGTTGGTGGTGGCTCTAATAATCAGCTTCTTGATCTAATTGCAAAAGGAGAAGTTGGAACTACTGGTCGTGAAGGTTACAACACCATGTTTAGGGGGTCTCGTGTAACAGCAAGATCAATGTTTGGTAAAGACTTATCTAAACTAACAATTGGAGAAGTTAAGCAACTTCAAAAAGCATCAATCAAAGAGCAAGCGGATAGAAAAATACCTGCAAGTCGAAGATCGAGCGCCGCAGGTAGATACCAGTTTATTTACACTGGATTTGATGATTATATTAAATCTGCTGGACTATCCGATAAAGACTTATTTAGCCCTGAAAACCAAGATGCCATGGCTATGGCTATGTTACGCAAAGGCAAGTATGGATTGGATGCTGTTAAGGCTGGAAAAGCAACAACACAGCAATTCCAAAACAATGTTCTTGCTGCTCGATGGGCGTCAATCAAAAATACTAGCGGTAGAGGTCAATATGATGGCGATGGCATAAACATGGCATCCCATGGTAGCACTGCTGAGATTCAGAGAGCTATCCAACAAGGCGCTGCACAAGCACAAGGCATGGTTCAGCAAAGCGCTACACCAAGAAAGCTTTACAACAGCAAAGGTTTGCAATCTGATATGCAAAGCCGTTCCGTTGATGTGAAGATTAGCGACTTGAATATCTACACAACAGCTTCGAGCGTATCGGGTATTACTTCCGATGCAATGCGTGGAGTTGAAGCAAGTCTTAACAATCTTGGTACAAGTATGGCATAATTAATACGTGGCTAGGAGGCATCCGAAAGCAGAGTCATTGACTGTTGCCACATTTCTAACAATGCCTTAATGAGGAATTAAAAATGATTGAACGCTTAGAAGTTGATAGCGATGTAGGTGTTTTTGTTGTTGGCGATATTCACGGTGAATACACCCAATTAATGGGAAAACTAAAAGATATTGGGTTTAACTTTGAATCCGATTTGCTAATCGCTGTTGGCGACTTAGTGGACAGAGGTTTTGAGAATGAAAAGTGTATCAACCTATTAAATGAAAGATGGTTTAAGTCGATACGAGGCAACCATGAGCAATTCTGCATAGATGGATTTCAGGACTCATCTATAGCGTTTTATCACAGAATGAAGAACAATGGCGGAGCTTGGTTCTACAACCATCAAGAAGATATTCAATCTGCTATTGTTGATAAATTAAATAAATTGCCAGTATTGCTTGAAATTAAGTATAAAAATAAAAAATATGGATTTATTCACGCCGATGTTCCAGTTCAAGACTGGGATTTACTAAAAGAGATGCTAATGAATGGAGACATTCTTAATGAAAGGTCTATTGTTGATCATTGCTTGTGGTCAAGAAATATTGTGAACCTAGATCATGTTGATATTTATGGTATTGACAATGTATTTTTAGGTCATACAGTCTTGGAGAATATCAAGCAAGTTGGTAACTGCACTTTTTTAGATACTGGCGGGTGCTTTTCAAGTGTTGATGAAAAGTATAGATTAAGCATCATTAAGATTTAAATGCTAAACTAGCCCTCAATAGAGGGCTTTTTTAATTGGTGAGTTTATGGCAATGGCAGGAATGCCCAACCTACCTAGTGGGTTCAAAGGTCTTGTAACATCGGGCACTGACGCCGCAATCAGTTTAGGTGGTGCTGCATTAATCCGCGCTATATTTGGTGAAGTATGGGGCTTGGTTAATGAGTTTGGCGTGCCTATCCTTTTGTCTGATAGCGTAAAGAATGTTGACTATACAAACAGTTCAACCATTTCTAAATTCTTGATTGAGAAAGGCTCATTTAGTTCATATAACAAAGTCACCGATCCGCGCTTTTTATCGGTTCAATTAATTAAGGGGAAAGGCACGAAGCTTGAGAAGTCGGCATGGTTGGCTCAGCTTGAGGCACTAGCAAACAGCACAGTCAAGTTTCATGTTGTCACGCCTGAATACCTATATCGAAATTACAACATCACTCGCCTTGCTTATCTGCGCGACAATACCTCAATTCAGATGATTACAGCGTCTATTGACTTGGAAGAAGTGCGAGAAGTTCAGCTTGAGTTTGGCACGCAAGAAGCCAAAGCAGAACAAGACAATTCAACGGTTGAGGGTGGCACGGTTCAGCCAAAACAAACATCTATATCGATCATTCGTGAAGGGGCGAATAGGGTGATTAGAGCCTTTGGGGGTGTTGCATGACCACACTAGCCATTGATCTACAAAAAAACGCCAATCAAAACTTGCAAGTCACACTAGGCGGGAACGTCTACCGACTGACTTTAAATACCCGACTTGATGAGCTTTATATGAGCATCGTTAAAAACGGCGAGCCTGTTATTTATAATCGAATTTGCCAAAACCTAAACCCAATTGAAGAAGGTTTTGTCTTTGTTGATTTGGATGGAAATGAAAATCCACGCTTCGACCAATTCAATGACCGCTTTGTTTTAACTTGGACGGATGGGCTTATATAAGAAATACTGATTATTTTTTAATTAAGTAAGTTGATATTATCGTTTTGTGGCTAGAGTCATTCTCGAAAGCTATGCAGCCTACATAGTTGCCACATCATATTTTAGGTATCAATGAGGATTGAGTTATGCAAACAGATATATTATGCAAATATGGCGTATACAAGTTTCTTGGGTGTGAGATTCCAAACTATAAAGAATTAGGCTTGCAAGAAGATAAAGTATACCAAGTGAAAAAAGATGGCGAGTTTATCAAAAAAATGTATGAAAGCATTATTGGTAAAAAAGTTCCAGTGTATCTAAGGAATCCGTTTATCGGCTACCCTGTTGGCGAGATTGAAAATACCCATCTTTTTGATGGAATCATCACGCACAGCATAAAATTAAAAAGCGCAAAGACAATTGATGATATTAAAAAAGATATGCTGGTTTTTTCAGCCCCTCTTTTTTCAGTGTCTTGCAAAGTGGAGAGTGGAAATTACATGGGTGTTGGTTATGACCTTGTGATGACTAACCCTGAAATACATAGCGTAGCACTGGTTGAAAAAGTCAGAGAAGCGGTAAAATTCCCTGATTAATAAATGTTAAACTAAGCCTATCGAAAAGATGGGCTTTTTTACATGAACAGAAAAAAATTAAGGGTGACTATCACTCTAAATGGCAACAATCAAAACGGTGAACAGAAAGTATTTGAAAGTGAATACAATCAAATCTCATCGTCTGAGCTTCGCATTTCGTGCAATATCGTTTCGGGAAATGGGAGCTTATCACCAACAGCCAAAATCCAAGTCTATGGCTTATCGCTGACTAAAATGCTTGCATTGTTCCGTGTGCAATGGAATACGCTAGACGCAATGCTGAATGAGGTTGCAATCGAAGCAGGCGAGGAAGGCAAGCCATTTGAGCTTATTTATAAAGGCAATATCACGACTGCAACAATTAACATGGATTCCGCGCCCGATCCGTTTCTTGATATTGACAGCGTTGTTGGATTGGTCGAGCAAATGAAGCCTGCCGAGCCTTTACCAATCATTAATGATGTAGACGTTGCGGAAGTGGTTAGAATTATCGCTGAAACTCGAATGGGCTATGATTTTCAGAATGATGGTGTGTCACGCATCATCCCTAATGGGGTCTCGCTGGAGGGCGCAAATTTAGAAGTGATTCGACAATTAGCACACCATTATGATTTCGACCTATACATCGAGCATAAATTAATTGCCATTGCGCCACGAAACACTAAGCGCGAAATACCTATACCGCAAATCAGACCTACTAGCGGGCTTGAGGGCTACCCTACCCCTGACATTAAAGGTATATCGTTTAAATGCTTCTATAACCCTCTAGTTCGATTTGGTGGAAACTTGGAGGTGAAAGATAGTATCATTGAGGTCTGTAATGGCGTATGGCGCGTGTACGGCTTGAAAACCATTCTTGAAAGTGGCGTACCGAATGGGCGCTGGTCAATGGAAGTTAATGCAACTTGGGCGAACAGTACCGATGCCGTTAGAAAATGATCAACAGACAACGAATTATAGAGCATCCCAAAGCGTAGGCGGTGCTGCTGAATTTGAAGCCATTGTACGCTCGCTTATGGGTAAAAATCATACCCTAATGCTAGGTGAGGTCATGGCTATTACTCAAGAAGCAAGTAACACGGCTGCGGTTGGGTATCTGTCTGTCCGTCCGATGGTTTTTATGGTGGATGGCTCGAATAACAATTATGACCGCGCAACGATAAACAACGTGCCTTTCTTTCGACTACAGGCAGGCGGTAACGCAGTCATTCTAAATCCTAAAGTCGGTGATATTGGTTTGATTGCCTATTGTGAGCGTGACATTTCGATGGTGAAGCGCAATAAGAAGCAAGCAGCGCCAAACTCACGTAGACAATTTAATATCAATGATGCGGTGTATCTTGGCGGGATGTTGAACAGTGCGCCTACGCAATATATTCAGTTTCTTGATAGTGGAATGAATATCAAGACGACTGGCAATGTGAATATTAACGGCTTGACAATTGCGCCTAATGGCACTTTAACACTTGCAAATGGCGTTGTGGTGGATACGCACATCCACGACCAAGCAAACGACAGCGCAGGCAATACAGAGCAACCAGTGGGAGTTCCAAGAAATGGCTAATACTCTTTTTTTACTCCCTGATACTTGGGATTTGACATTAGATTCAAGCGGCAATATTGCCATCGCTAGTGACGTTTACCAACAAGCGCAAGACATTGCATCGGCTTGTCGTGTATTTCGTGGCGATATGTATTTCAATAAAAATGATGGTATCCCTTATTCTGAGTCTATTTTAGGCAAATCATCCTACCCGCTTGGCTTGTATCAATCAGAGTTACGGCAAGCCGCACTATCTGTCGATGGTGTGATTAGTGCTAATATAACATTCAATAAAATTGAAAATCGGGTGCTTAGTGGCATGATTAAATTTAC